GAAGGACAGAAAGTATGTAGTATGTTTTTATCTGGTCCAGTACATCCTGAAAATATTAAAGAGATTATGGAAGATTGGAGTTTATATTGTGATGATCAACTTCGAGAAACGTCACATCCAGTAGGCGTATTTAATTTCATTGAAAAATATATACGAACACCTAGCAATGCCAAACAGGGATTGTATTGTTATAATTTTTGTTTAGATACAAATCCAAATGTTTTACAGCCGAGTGGTGGGATGAATATGAGTAGATTTTCCAATATAACATTTGAATTTTCTACTATGTTACCGTTTCATAGGCCAATAGATGAATATGATAAACAGCCAATAAATTGTAATGGTTATAATGTGATGTATGGTATGTATAATCCTACATGGAGGGATTATAATTATAATTTTGATATTCATATAATGGAAGAACGGTATAATGTATTAGTATTTTCAGGTGGAATGGCAAATTTAATGTTTTCTGGATAATTAAAGTATATTCAATAATGATTTAAATTATATTTAATATACTTAAAATATATATATATATATGGTTGGTGGTTTATTAAACATAATAACCGTAGGACCTGAAGATATAATTTTAATAGGAAATCCTACAAAATCATTTTTTAAAAGAGTTTATGCAAAATATACAAATTTTGGATTGCAGAGATTTCGAATAGATATGGAAGGACAGAAAGAAATGCAGATTTCAGAATCATCAACCTTTAAATTTAATATACCTAGATATGCAGATTTATTGATGGATACATATTTTGTAATAACATTACCGAATATTTGGAGTCCGATATATGCAACAGATGATAGAAGTAGTTGTTCTAAGTGTAGAACAGGATTTAATTGGACATCACAGACATTTAAAAACGGACAATGTACGACAGTGACGACACCTAATCCAGTAATACACCGACAATATGCATATGAGTTTAAATGGATTGATAGTATTGGTGCGCAAATGATAAAAAATATCAGAATAATGTCAGATGATCAAGTTCTTCAAGAATTTACTGGACAATATTTGTATAGTATGGTAGAACGTGATTTTTCAACTGATAAAAAGAATTTATTTAATGAGATGATTGGTAATGTATCAGAGTTAAATGATCCAGCGAATTATAGTAATAGAAATGGTAGTTATCCGAATGCTAGTTATATGGGATTTACTGAAGATGAGATGCCTCATGGATTAGAGCCATCAATTCGAGGAAGGCAATTATATGTACCAATAAATATTTGGTCGACGCTTTCGAGTAAGATGGCCATACCATTGGTAAGTATGCAATATTCAGTATTATCTATAGAGGTTGAACTAAGACCAATCGATGAATTATTTGTAGTTAGAGATATTGAAAAGGGACTAGTAGAATTTCCACAGATTAATCTATATGATTGTTCTGTTAATGTTAGTCATATTTATCCAGAGCCATATACACACCCGGATTGTACGAATGATTTATATCAATTATATCTTTTTTTGCAAGAGCCACCGCCTGCGTCAGATACTTTTCATAATACAATGGGAACAATAGATCCAAAATCACAAAAGACGCGAGCACATTATTATCCAAAACAAAGTAATTGGACAGCAGATATTCATTTAGTTGGAACATATGTTTTTCTAGACGATGATGAAGTAAGACAATTTGCAACAAATTGCCAATCATATTTAATAAAGGACGTGCATGAGCAGACCAGGTATAATTTAATTGGTCAACAATATACGCCGGTTCAGAGTATTGGATTAGTTTCATCATGGATGTGGTATTTTCAACGGAGTGATGTTAATAAGAGAAATCAATGGAGTAATTATAGTAATTGGCCAACCTTAAAATCACCCCTTCAAGCAACTAATAATGCATTATATTCTTTAATAATATATCTTGAAAATGTATTTAGAGCGGCAGGAAGTTTGACAAATCTCTATAAAAATAAACCAAATGAGTTTATGTTAATATGGGAGATATTTATCGGATTACCATTAATATTAAAAAGAAGTTCTATAATTTCGCCATTTCATCCACCAAATTTTTATGGTCAACCAAATACAAAAAATATACGAGTGGTTAATTTTAATAAAACAGTGCAAGATGCTGGCAAAAATATAAAATATAGTATTGAGTCATGGTATCAATCAGTTGGTATAGGAATACATATACCTACTTCTCTTGAATTATTAGCACCAATTCGTTCTCCATGGCCATTATCAACATGGGCTATGACACCACATAATCCTACAGCAGTTTCTCCTCCTCCTGCTGCGGGTACTTATACTGAAACATTTAATCCTAATTTAATAAGTGATTGGACGCATCCAGCAATTGCTATTTCTGATATTAGTGCGGCGTTTGCGCCCGGGCCTAAGCCCATCCCAGGCCAGACTCCGGGGTATGTTGGTCGAGCGAAGTCAACGTGTGGTATACTAGATAACGACTATTCAAATTTAATACCTATTCCGATAGAAGGAGGTTTTATCCCATCAGGAGTTCCTGAAGAAATTTTTTCAAGTATCCCCGCCCATGGAATTCGAAATAATCTTTATACTGCAGATTATAATAGTAATGCAGATTGCACATATCCAAAGGGGTTTAACAAGAATAATAAGTGGTTATCAACATCTGCTATACCATATTGTCCACTTGTTTGTCCATCAAATAATTCAATGGGAGCATACGCTAAAGCTTGTTCTACAGTAGTTGCTCCACCGATATGGACTGACTATAATAGTGGTTGTGGACCAATTATTAATCAAGCACCTGATTATTGGTGTGAAGAATTTGATGCTAGTGGTTCATATACTGAAATAAATGATAAATGGCAAGTTGCATTAAATATACTTCTAGCATGGCAGGAAGTAAATGATTTTCCATGTGGTCGTACATGTCCATTAACTGGATTATTGGGAGATGTATATATAACAGGAGAACAAACAACTGATAATATTAAAGATATTATGTTAGATTGGGGATTTAATTTAGATGAGACTGTAAGGGAAACAGTATTACCAGCCGGAATTGCCAGTTATATAGATAAGTATAATAGAACTGCTGGAAATGCAAAATCCGGATTATATTGTTATAATTTTTGTTTGGATACAAATCCATTTGTATTTCAACCATCAGGAGCGATTAATATGAGTAGATTTAATACTGTATCATGGTCATATAGAGTACTTGAACCAGTTTCTCAGATGGCAGATAGTGTACCAGTATCAATAACATGTGATGAAAATGGAGTACCAATTAATGATACAGTGCCATCAACATCAACTGCTGTAAATTATTGGAAGAATTTCAAATATTCTTATAATATGCATATTATGGAGGAACGATATAATATATTAGTTATAGAAAATGGTGTTGCCAGATTAGCTCTATCGAGATAATAGTAAGATAATAGTAGTATAATACAAAATTATAGTTAAATATTTAATTTGTATAATAATAATATAATGGCTGGCGGATTATTAAATATTGTAGCATATGGAAATCAGAATGTAATATTGAATGGGAATCCATCCAAATCTTTTTTTAAGACAACATATGCTAAATATACAAATTTCGGATTGCAAAAGTTTCGTCTAGATTTTGAAGGTCAAAAAACATTACGAGCGGATACACCATCAGTATATAATTTTACGATAGCAAGATATGCCGATTTATTATTAGATACATATTTTGTAATAGATTTTCCAAATATCTGGAGTCCAATTTATATGCCGAATTTTACTGGTTTACAAAATGGACGTATGGACTGTCAACCATATGAATTTAAGTGGATAGAGAATTTAGGATCAGAATTAATAAAAAAGGTAACAGTTTCTATTGGTGGTCAAATAATTCAAGAATTTACAGGTACATATATGCATAATATGGTTAAGCGAGATTTTACAAAGGCAAAGCTAAATTTATTTAATGAGATGACTGGAAATATTCCAGCAATGAATAATCCAGCATATAATGGAAATAATAATGGTCGATATCCAAGTGTTGTAGAAGTTACTCCAAATAATGAGCCATCAATTAGAGCACGTAGACTGTATATACCGTTAAATATATGGTATATGTTATCAACTTCTCAAGCGTTTCCATTATTATGTTTAGCTAAAAATCAATTAAGGATTCGTATAGAATGTCGACCGATAAGAGAGTTATTTGTGGTTCGAAATATGGGATATTATCGCGAAACATATTGGAAGTGTCATGATAAACCTTATCCAGTTCTCCTTCCTGCGTGGGGAGGGTGTGGTCCACCGGATGGGCGAGGTGATAATATAACAAATGGAGTAGTAAGGAATACAGATGTTTCATATAATGGAGTTCCTTATATAAGTACAATGGGAGTAGTTGATCCAAGATATCAGATGTATATATTTTTAACCCAAGAAGCAACAAGTATATATGATAGTATAATTGGTGATGGTATATTATTTAAACCATATTCTCAGAGAAATTGGTATGCAGATAATCATTTAATGTGTACTTATGGATTTTTAGATGAATCTGAGAGGCAAGTATTTAGATCTAAAGATCAAACATATTTATTTCGAGGAATCCATGAAAGAGAGCATCAAGAGAAAACCCATAATGGTAATCATCGAATGCGATTTACGTGTGCTGGATTAGTAGCAAATTGGATGTGGTTTTTTCGAAGAACAGATGTAAATTTACGTAATCAATGGTCAAATTATACAAATTGGGAATTTAGTAATGAAATTCCTTATGGTGGTACAAAAATGTATGATAGTTCATTAAATGGTGGACCATATACAGCAAATCCAGATTTAAATCCAGTTTCATATCCAGTTAACTGTCTACCCATATGCAATCCCTATTCAGGGTTGAATAATACATTTTCAACTTCAGGACATTTATTACCGATTACTGGGGTAAATGCATGGGGTCCGGGTATGCGTCGAGATCCTCCATATTTTCCAATGACTTTTACAAATGATATATCAGGAACGCAACCTTTAATTGCTGGACCAAATCATAAAAAAAATGAAAAATATATAATGAAAAGTTGGGGATTATGGTTTGATGGTAAATTACGTGAAAATCAATTACGTGCGGGCGTGTTAGATAATGTGGAAAAATATGCTAGATCAGCTGGTGGAAGAGATGATGGTTTATATTTTTATAATTTTGGATTAAACACGAGTCCAAGTAATCCGCAGCCAACTGGAGCGATAAATTTAATTTTATTTAATAATATAGAGTTTGAATATTCAACAATTCCTCCTCCAATAGATTTATCGGCGGTACTTTTACCGGTATGTGGACCGAATGCAAATAATGATGGTAGTACTGATTTGGATCTGATAGGTTTAAATAAGCCAACCTGGCAGGTTCATAATTATAATTATGATTTATATTTAATGGAGGAACGGTATAATTTATTAACGATTGATACGAATGGACTTGCAACATTAAAATTTACTACTCACAATTAAAATAATAAGAATGGTTCAGTATATTAAAAATATAATAATAATATATATGTCAAATCTTATTGGTCATTTAGATCGGCTAACAGATAAACTGAAGAAAAAAGTAAATAATAAAATTGATAGACTAGGTCATAATACCAAATTTGAAACATCAAATTTTAAAAAAAGCAGTAAAAGTTCATATTGGGAGAATAATGATAAACCAAAAAGAATAAAATCAACGGCTGAGATTATTGTAACATTAATTTTAACTGTAGTTATTGGAATAATAATAATTTCGATAGTATTATTTTTTAATGCGAATTTAATATTTTTAATAAAAATTGCAAGTCCAGCATTTTATAAGGAAGCATTTCCAGCAGCCTGTAATGAGATGTCATTTGATCCAAAATCAGGGCATCCATGTAATATTGAAGAAAAATGGAATGAAAAGGATGTAGAGTTACTTGAGAATGCATTAGAATTTAAACCATCGACCGGTGGTGGTAATAGTTGCAAGAAATCTGGTGCTGGATTTCCATATAATTTTTTCAATAAAAAATCAAGTGGTATAGGGAAAGAATACATAAACTGGTTTCTGACGTCTTTAGCCAATACAGATATGAAATTAAATTCGCATGTTAAAGGTATTTTAGAAAATAAGATGTTAAAAAGTGTTCCGAATGGAATTATGATAATATTGGGTATATTAATATTAGCTCTATTGCCGATTGTTAGTATATTTACTTTTTGGAGTTTATTCTCGAATCAATTATGGACAGCTTTTGAACAGGAGTTTGGTGTTATTGTATTAATATTGATAACAGGGTTTATATTACTTGGTACTAATTGTATAATTTCAATATTTAATATACTGAAGATATGGTTTAAATTAGTTCTATATCCAGCGGTATCAGATAATTGGAAACATTTGCCAGAAATACAAACGATTATGGGTAATGAAAAATTAGTGATTGGTTATTTTATTGGATTAGTATTTGTAATAACATTATTATCTACTCCATTAAATAAGTATTATTCAGGGTGGGTAAAAGGTGTAACTGCAAGTGTTTTTGCTTTACTAGTTATTCTTCATTCGTTAGTTTATTTGCATCATTTATGGAACTTGCATAGTAATAGTAGTTGTGAATTATAGAATTCTAGAAATATACATATTATTAATTTTTTTAAGATATTTAAATAGTTAATAATAAGTAGAATATGGGCCGAAAATCAAAAAATAAGAATAATAAGAATATTTATCCTTTTGTGAGTATTTGTACTCCGACATTTAATCGTCGTCCGTTTATTCCAGCTATGATTTCTTGTTTTAATCATCAAACATATCCAAAAGATAGGATTGAGTGGATTATTTTGGATGATGGTACTGATAAGGTTGAAGATTTATTAATTAATATTCCAGAGGTTAAATATATTAAATATGATAAAAAGATGGTATTAGGAAAGAAGCGTAATTTGCTTCATGAGGAGGCAAAGGGAGATATAATTGTTTATATGGATGATGATGATTATTATCCACCGGAGCGAATCTCTCATGCAGTAGAAATGTTGCAATCACATCCGAAGGCATTATGTGCCGGAGCAAGTGAAATATATATTTATTTCAAGCATATTAATCAGATGGTTCAATTTGGGCCATATGGTCCTGGTCATGCGACGGCGGGTACTTTTGCTTTTCGGCGTGAATTATTAAAGGATCATCGATATCAAGATAGTGCTGCATTGGCGGAGGAGCGATCTTTTTTAAATGGATATACAGTACCATTTGTTCAATTAGAACCAAAGAAAACGATTTTAGTTTTTTCGCATGAACATAATACATTTGATAAGAAGACATTATTAGAAAATGCGCATCCTCAATATGTAAAAAATTCCGAGAAGACAGTAGATGATTTTGTGAAAGAGCCAAATTTGAAAGAATTTTATATGAATAAAATCGAAACTTTATTAGTGGATTATAAACCGGGGCGACCAGATATGAAACCTGATGTATTAAAACAAATAACAGAACTGAAGAAAGAGAGAGAACGTTTAATGAAAGAACAGCAGATGAA